GAAAGATTTATTAAAGCACGGTGCGGATCCAAACGTTCAAGATCAACAAGGCTTAACGCCTCTTATGAGAGCTCTTTGCTATAATCATATAGAAAACGTGAAAGATTTATTAAAGCATGGTGCTGATATTGAAAAGTTAAAAACAAATGATGGACGTACAACCACAATATGTGCTACAGTTAATCGCAATTACGAGGTTGCCAAACTGGTTATACGCGAAGCAATTAAAAGACGTAACAAAAAAGATACTATGAACAAACTAATAGCATCAATTCCTTATCATGTAAATAAAATAACATTTATGAAATGCGAAAACAGGTTAAATATGAATGTAATGAAATATATCTGTGAATTTTAAGTAGGTTGATGTTGAAAAATCAAAAGGTGTATATATTTTTGATTTTTCAAAAAGGTGTGTTTTTTGGATTCCAACTCTCTGAAGATTTTTTCACTTTTGGACATTTTTAAAAATGTCCAATTTTCATTTTCCCAGAATAGTTTCCGATTATGAAAGTTCGAAAAACACGTTCAAAGCATAATGCAGTGATTTTGGTTTTTGGAAAAAAAAGTTGACTGCATAAAAAAAAAATTATATTTTATGAAAAACAGATTTAGCAACTTTTTCTGTTTCCATATTAGAAACAGATGGAAACAGAAAAGTTGCTAAAAGTTGCTAATAAATTTGTCTGTGAAAAATGTGACTATAATACGAGTAAACTTAGTAGTTACAAGAAACATTTGACCACTGCAAAACACTTGGGAAAACAAAAGGAAACGGAAAAGTTGCTCAAAGTTGCCGAGACGCATAATTGTGAATATTGTAATAAGACATACCATAACAGGAGTAGTTTATGGAAACATAAACAAAAATGTATGTATCAACATAGAGAGGCAGTACATAGTGGTTCTGAACAGAATATATCATTAGAAGTGATTGAAAAAGAAGAAACACATACAGCATTATTCGAATTGATAAAACAAAATCAGGAATTTAAGGAGTTACTGGTAGAACAACAGAAGGAGAACCAAGGTCTACAAAAACAATTACTGGAAGCGGTGAAAGATGTGAAACACGTAACCAACAATACTGTAAACAGTAACAATAAGTTCAATCTGAATTTCTTTTTGAATGAACAATGCAAAGACGCAATGAATATATCCGAGTTTTTGGAAAATATGCAATTGGACATGGAAGATTTGTTAGAAACAGGTCGTCTAGGATATGTAAATGGCATTTCTCGTATATTCATCAATAAATTACGCGAATTAGATACATATAAACGTCCGTTACATTGCACTGATTTGAAACGCGAAACATTGTATATACGCGACAACGATGTATGGGAAAAAGAAGAAAATAGTAAAGAAACTTTGCGAAAGTTAGTGGATAAAGTAGCAAATAAAAATTGTAAAACGATGCGTAAATGGACAGAAGAGAATCCCAATTATACTGAAATGGATACTATTGAAAACGAAGAATTTATGAAATTATCGAATGCGATTCTAGGTGGATTTGGAGAATGGGAAAGCAAACAATTTGGAGACAAGGTTATAAGAAATGTCATCAAAGACGTTTTTATTGCGAAAAATTGAGTAATATAGAATATAATAACAAATAGGTTTGTTATTATAAGATGCTTGTGAAACAATGATGATATTTATGACTATATTTGATGGTAATTTATTTACTTGCTCTCGTTGCGGTTAGCACGCTTACTCTTCACAGGTGTGAACCCATCATCACTCGTACCGGCACGACGAGGACGGACACTGTGTCTGGTCTCGCACATTAGCTCACCACCCTTCACACCAGTCACATTGACCGCCTTAACCTCATGAGGTCCATCAGTAGACTTCTCCAAATCAAACTGAATGTACTCGCCCTGAATCAAATACTTATACTGAGAGTTAGTAACGCGGATAGCAGTATAGTGAACAAAAATATCACGTGCATCCTCACCCTCTTTCAATGTAATAAACCCATAACCAGCCTTGTTGTTAAACCACTTTACCTTTCCAATAAGACCTGTAGTAGCAGCGTCAGTAGAACTCATAATAGACTATGTTGTATAAGGTATTGTAGACATATTTTTTTATATTGTTTTACAATATGTTCAAGTAAACAAATTTCTGAGTGCATCATAGCACGGCAATTCATCATAATTTATACTATATATGTATTGAAAATACATGATAAGGTCTTTGTTTATGGATGAAGAAAATTTCTTGATAGAATCCAGACTTTTGTATTGTGCTATTTTTTGGTTCCGTGCATTGAGAATATGGTTGCGTGCATATGGACTGTTCTCTAAGTGGGGCACATGGTCCCATGGCAATTCCAAATGAATTATATATAAAAACATATACCCAAGTGAAATAATATCATCACGTATAGAAGGACGATGACCAATCATGATATAATAACTGCAAAAACGAATGTTCCCTGTAATTTCCGTTTGTTGAGTATCCTTAATATGATTGGACTCTTGATCGATACAAACGTGTGCCAATCCGAAATCAATAAGGAACAACTCGCCATTTTTTACCATAAAATTATCAGGTTTTATATCACGATGTATGACATGTAATTCGTGAATTGTTTGCATTAGTGTAAGTAGTTTGGGAAACAATTTACACAATGAATCCAATGAAACCTTAGTTTGCTGTAAATATTCGGTTAACGTCATGTCGTATAATGGGGTAACCAAACAAATGACATGCTTGTGTAGTCCATACCAAGAAATATGTGGAATACTGCGACATCGATTATCATATAAATATTTCAATACATTACATTCGTGTGTAAGCGTGGTATATTGCGAACTCATATTTTCAGTTTTAATGGCATACAATAGTTTTTTCTTTTTGCACCTAGCTTTATATATATTACCAAATGCACCATTACCGATAATTTCTTGTATTTCATATCGATGGTTAATTATGTCGTTGTTTTCTAACATAAAAACGTATGCAGTGTATTTAGTTGTGTACATTAAATATGTTTAAATATGTTTACTATATCCACATAAATAGTAATGCAGACTATATACAACATGGATATTCAAGAAATATTTGAACAAGCAAAACAAGACCCTAGTTTGTTATCTACTATTAACATAGATGAGTTATTGGATGAGGCGGGTGATGTAAAGAACGATTATCTACAAGACAAAACATTATTGGAAATACAAGAAAATATTGATGAGTCATTAAGGGAAGTAACACAAGACGAAGAATTAATAGAATCGTACTTGGATAAATTGAGTGATTATCGATTAGTGGATGAAGTAGGTGAGTTGCATAATGGGAAACATATACGATGGATACGAAGAGGAACAACCAAATTGACTAATGGTGGTATAGTGGTAGAAGTAAAATTTACCGAGAATGGAATCAATGTATTGTGTAAAAACGCAATGCATAAATTCATACGATTAAGATATGACGATTGTTTTATTTACCAAAAATTAACTGTAGATGAACAACTGATATTGACTGTGAACCAACATGTTGCAACTGAAGAATGAATACTTGGCGAAACAATTATGTATATTTCTTTCTTGTAAACTTACCTATTTTTTGTATTTTTTTTTTGGTGTATTTTTTCATGTTCGATACAAAAAAGAATTCTTTCACGTGAAACATTATTTTCTGAATAACTAAAATGTCAATCTCCTGTATTTTTAATTTATCATTTCTCGCGCGAGGCGTACTTGGAGAAGAAAATATATCGAATTGCAATTTAATGAATGGATATAAATCACCTTTCTTTTTGCATGGTATAGTTGAACTCAACGGAGATTGTATAAATCGTTTGATAATAGTATCTTTGTCGAGTGAATGATGATACGAAGTAGGTTGAATATAGTATACCTTTTCGTCTTTCATTTTGGAATATTGTGAATTATCAATAAAGCATATTTCAGCACTAGCAGGAATCATAGTACACTTCATAAAATCGCTATAGGTTTTAGAATGAGTTGTTCTACATGGTTCGACTCGCTGGTTGTCTATTTTGAACGCATAGATAATTTTATCAAAAAGTTCATTTTTAACGTCTAATTTATAATCAAAATACTGGGCAATGAGTTTCGTCCAGTTTACTGAACATTGATTATTTGTGTAAATATAGACTTTTTCACAATGACCCAATTTCTTTTTTTCATGAAGATAATCTAGTACATGTAGAATTCCATATCGCAAAAACTCGGGGTATAAATCTAATAATACGTTGAAATCAACTGGGTAATGACTTTCACACATATCTTGCAAAATAGACCATAGGATATACAAGTCGGAAAACGAACCTAATGTTTCATCTAAATCAAAAGCAACAACTCGTTTTATACGTTTTTTTCGTTTTTTATGAAACTCTTTTCCTTTATATATAGAAATATAACTAGACGGAGGTATTTCTTGTTTCATTATATGAATATGGAGAATATTTACATTACCTATATAAATATTCTAAAAGAATGGCGGATACATATTATTTACCCGTAGAACCAAAACCGCCTTCACCACGAGTGCTATCAGATAGATCAGATTCGTTTTCTACTATTGTAACTAGAACTGGACACAATGATGGATGGCATACTTGTAACAAACGTGTATGTTTATCAACATGGTAAGGTTGTTCATTAGAAACACTATTTAAATGACGGAATGCACCCTTGATGAAACCTCTATATCCCGAGTCGATAATGCCTATATGATTGGCCAACATTAGGGGTGTTTTTGATATGCTCGAGCGAGGATACAAATAATATCCACAAGAAACCCACTCTTCGATTTCTTTCGAGCCCGATTTACTATATAGCATTTCTGCTTTGATTTTAAAATCAATCATCTTACAAGAAAATTGTTCGGTGAACGTTTCTTGTTGGGGAACAAATAAATCGAATCCAGAATCAGGGAAATCATTATGCAACATTTTTTCATTATGCGCAGCGACTTTTTCTATATATTTTTGTTTGAGTTCTTCATCATGTACATACAGTTTTAATACAGCGAAAGGTTGTGTATGAAACGTCTGTGTAGTTAGCGAAGCAAGTCTGATGCCTGCCTGGAAAATACTCTCTGATATGGCACTCTCTCCACTTGCCTTATCTGATTCATTACGACGCCAAGCAAAACGGAACATAATATGCAATACGAATATAATAATATTGCATGTTATACATTTATATAGTTTGATTAAATAGTTTCACCACGAGTCTTCTTGAACTCTTTCCACGACACCTTTTTCCCTTCCATCGGTATAGGTTTGTCTGCTTCATATTTGGCATCAAGATTATCCATGCGTTTTGTAGCACTATCCACATATAATTCTTTCAAGACCTTACCAATCATGGCGGATCCTTCGTGTTGGTCGACTTTCTCATCTTCGATTAATTTTAGAATAACCAACATCTTGGTCATAATAGTCAAATCCAACTCATCATTCACCATCTTGTTAAAAATATCCGTATAATTGTTGTACAAGAAAGAAGCTTCCATGGTACACTTTTCTTTAAATTTTTCAAAGTCAGATTGTTTGAGTGCTGCTTCTGCGTTCTTCAATGTATCCAATTTGCGAATATCATCACGAATCAGTACACTATGTTTTACTTTGCGAATGTGTTCGGTATTATCCTCACATTCAGAATCATTGATTAATCTCTTTAGATTCAAACGTTCACTTTCAGATAGAGTAGACATTATAATAAATCTATACGA